TTTATTTCTTCCTGGTAAAGTTTATATTCTTTTCCAATGATGGTATGTTCTGGATATTTACTTCCATTAAATCCTTTTCTTATTAATATACCTGCAATTTCATGTTTTACATCAAGATTATTTTTTTTCTTGATAGAAGTATCATTTATTTTTGACATTAAACTTTGTAATACATGTAAATCATATTTTGTTAAATTATTTACTTTAACCGCAACTTGCGTAAAATATTTAATTAAATATATTCGTCTACTAAACATTACACTATGAAAAGGTGTACTATTTTGCTGTTCATCACTCTTTATTCTAAAATCAGCACCACTATTTATTAATAATTCAACATGTTCTAGAGTTCCAAATAACACCGCATAATGTAATATTGTTTTACCATGTTCATCTCGTGAATTCACTTTTGCTCCATTATCAATTAAATATTTTATTAATTCTGTAACATATTCTGGAGTTGGAGGTAAATCTTCGTACTTGTTATCTACTTCATCTACTAGTTCTTCATACTCATCTTCAATATCCATATCATAACTATATTTATTTACATATTTCTCATAAGTATCCATTAAATTACGATACAATACAGGCAATATGTTTAAATCTGATTTTTTATTTACTTTAATTTTAGCTCCATTTTCAATTAAATATTCTATTAAACTGTCAATACTGTATGCATATCTAGTTTGACAGTTTCTAGCAATTAGTAATAAAGGCGTATAATTAGAATTATTTCTCATGTTAACATCTGCACCGTTTTCTACAAGTAATTTTACAATACTATCTTTATTCTCATCATTACATAATTCAAAATACCATAGACACGCATAATGCAAAGATGAACAGCCATTACTATCTAATTTATTCACATTAGCCCCTTTTTCAATAAGATATTTTATAATTTTAATAGGTGGTTTACATTTCCAATAATTATTTGACGACTTTTCACCTATAGATACACCACACGCAAAGTGTAATAAAGACATATGCATGTCATTAAACACAATTTTTGTATTTATTACACTTTGCGTGTATTCCGTTTTGTAGATAGTTATGTCTTTACAATTTATATATCTATTAACATTATAATCATTATTTAATTCAAACTTTGAATTTACTTTAATTGTTTTATTGACATTAAATCCATTTTCAATAATTTTCTTAAATTCTTCAATGTCATCTTTTTGAATTAATTCAAAAAGTTGTTTTTCCATTTGTTTGTACTTTTCTACAATAAATATTCTTAAGTTATTTTCAAGTTTAACTTAATTTTCAGCTTCTGGTTTTACAATTAGTTTATTAGGTACTGGAATACAACAACAACAACCACAATAAGACTTGCAACATTCTTCACAAAACAAACTGAACCCTAAAATAGGACAACAGATAATTAGAAAACATTGCTCTAAATATAATTGACAGAATCCAAGACCTGTGCACATTAATTTAGTTAAAATAAACGGGTAAATTAATTTGGCTGAATATCAATTTTATTAAAATGTAAATATAGAATATAGGATATATGAAAGATAAATTTAAAAATAAGTTATGTGATTCAAAAATGACTTTTGAGGAATGTGAATTAACAATATTAAGACATGCAGTAGATGAAACAGAGAAAAAGCAAAACATAGAAAAAGTAAATAATGAATCAGTTCAAAAAATGTTGGATATTGTTGTTAATTTTATAAAAAAGAAGAAATTAGTATGTTATGGAGGAACAGCCATTAATAATATTTTGCCAGAAAGTCAACAATTTTACAATAAAGAAACAGAAATACCTGATTATGATTTTTTCTCAGATAACCCAATTAAACATGCAAAAGAATTAGCAGATATATATCACAAAGAAGGCTACAAAGAAGTTGAAGCAAAGTCAGGAATGCATTATGGTACATTTAAAGTATTCGTAAACTATATTCCTATTGCTGATATTACTTATTTACACCCAGAAATCTTTGCTAAGGTTAGTAAAGAAGCATTAAAAATAGATGGAATACAATATGCTCCTCCTAACTATCTTCGCATGGCTGCTTATTTAGAATTATCTAGACCTTTAGGAGATGTAAGTCGTTGGGAAAAGGTGTATAAACGTCTTTCTTTGTTGAATAAAAACTATCCTTTAAAAACAAAAAATTGTAAACCCGATATTTTCTCAGATGAAGATAATCATCCTACCAGCGAATTGAATACCTTATTACGTGATTTATTAATTAAAAACAAAGTTGTATTTTTTGGTGGTTATTCTAGTTTCCTTTATTCAAAGCATATGAATGCGGATGAGGCAAATAAAGCAAAAAATATCTCTGAATATGATGTGTTATGTGAAGATCCTGAAACTGTAGGCAAAGAAATAATGAAATCATTAAAAGAAAATGAATATAAGAAATTAGATTTAATTAAACACAAAGAAATTGGTGAAATTATACCATTACATTATGAATTAACAGTAGCTGGGAAAGGAAAAATATTTTTATTTAAACCAATTTCTTGCCACAGTTATAATAAAATACGAGTAAATAAGAAAAATGTACAAGTTGCTACTATAGAAACTATTTTATCTTTTTATCTTGCGTTCTTATACGCAGATATGCCTTATTATAACAAAGATAGATTGTTATGTTTATCTGACTCCTTATTGAAAGTAATCGAACAAAATAAGTTGAATGAACGTGGTATTTTAAAACGATTTACGATTCAATGTTATGGAAAACAAAAAACATTGGAAGATATTCGTTCAGAAAAGTCAGATAAGTATAAAGAATTTATTGAGAAAAAAGTAGACCCTGAAAGTAAAGAATATCGTATGTGGTTTTTAAAATATATACCTAAAGGTAAACAGGGAAAGACAATTAAAAAAACGTTAAAAACAAATAATAAAACGTTGAAAAGTAAGCCAGGATTATTTTTAATTTAAATTTTAATTTATATAATATAAATTATTATATAATCAATGTTAGAATCTAAATTAAATTACAGTTTAAATCCATGTTACAAGAATAGAATTATAACATCTACAGAAAAACCACAATTCAAGTTAGATGCTTATTGTATAAATTTAGATAAAAAACAGCATAATATGCATTTTATTAATTCAGAGTGGAAAGATTTTTGTAATATAACTCGATTTTCTGGTTTGAGTTCTGCTACTGAATCTCATGTTGAAATATTAAAAAATATCTATATTAATAGAAAAAGCGTAAAGTTTCCTATTGTAGTTATGGAAGATGATGTTTATAGAAAAAATGATTTTACAAAATATTGGAATAAGTTATTAAAATTAAATACTTGCGATTATGTTACATTTGATGCATTTTATTTATCATTGAAACATAGTGATAGTGATTTACCTTCTTATTTTGCATCATTAAAAGGTCATCGAATGATGGGATTTACAGTGTACTACAAAAAATTTTTTGAAAGATTTAGAACAATTAATGAATTAGTATTAGCAATAAATAGAGTTCCAATTGATATGAATTTTACAAATAATGAAAAATTTATTAAATATACTCCAAAACAGCAGGTGTGTTGTCAAATTGTATCTAAATTTTCTGATACAAAAAAAAAAGTAACTTCGCATTATCTTGATTATTATAAGGAAGCTGAAAATATATTGAAAGAAATAGATAAAAAAATATTTATTATAGGGTTTAATAAAACTGGAACAAGAAGTTTCAAAGAATATTTTATCAAAAACTCTATACCTGTCATTCATTGGGATGAAAATAGATTAGCAAGAGCAATAAAATTTAATTATGATAATAAACGAAAATTACTAACTAATTATGAAAAATATACAGTATTTTGTGATATGGAAGATATACATAATATGAATTTTGCGCATGTTACTTATTTCAAAGAAATGGATAAACAATATCCAAATTCAAAATTCATATTGAATATTCGAAATGTTGAAAATTGGATAAAAAGTAGGAATCATCATGAAGATGATAATGGTAATTATACAGATTATTTTTGTAAAAAATTAAATTTAACGAAAGAAGAAGTAAACAATAAATGGCGTAAAGAATTTTATGAACATAATAATAATGTCATTAAATACTTTTCTGATAAACCAAATAAATTACTTATTTTTCACATAGAAAATGAGAATATAGAAAAATTAAACGATTTTTTACCTGAATTTCAATTAAATGCCGATTTATATAACCATGAAGGTAAAACATAAAAAATAATAATTTTATTTTATGTTAAAAATAAAATTATCATATATTATTACTCAGTTGTTATAAATAGTTTACACATATTAATTAATTCTAAATTGTTGGTACTTTTTTTAAATAAATTATTTATTATATCGTTATCTCTAAAACGAATTGTATAATCTTGTTGAATGTTATTTCTACCAATTCTTCCCATGGCTTGATAAATTTTTTGTTGTGTGGAATTCATCAAATCTTTTCCTATAAAACCATGACAAAACTGATAATTTGTTCCATAAATATAATCAGTTGAAGCAATTATCATAAACAATTTTTGTTCATCAGCAAGGCTTTTCATAATTTCCATATATCTTGCATTTTTATGTAATTTAAACGTGCCGATACCTAACAATATTAGTACTTTATAGTTATTTTCGACTTGCAAGTTCATTATTTCTTTCACATTTTCTTCCCCAAGGTCAGATACAAATGCGTTTTCAACAACATTTCCATTTGGTACCCATATTTCTTGATGGGGTTTCGTATTTGGTAAGTATTTTGCATCTAAATTTGCTATTACAATTTCTTTTCTTAACTTATTTACCTCATTCACTAGCTTTTGAGATTCATTTGATATACGCCCACTTTGTCGTTTTTGACTACCTTTTCCATCGTCATCTTTATTTTCTAATGATTCTTCGTCATGTCGAATTACTTTTTCTAATTTATCTATTTTTTCTAATGTAATTTTGTTTTTTTCTATTTTTTTCATAATTTTATCAAATGAAATTGGGTCTATTTTGCTTTGTTGAATATAAAACTGAGCTACCTTATCAATATCATCTGTTAAATATATAGTAGGACCATCTGTGAATGTATATGCATCATTTGTAGTTGCAAGTAATCCTCCAGTATTTTTTACTTGTTTTTTTAAAGTATTATTTGGTTCAAATACAGTATTTACACGTTTTAAAGGCTTCCCGTGCAGATTACTAGATTCATGTTGCATGCTTTTAGATTTAGATAACATATTTGTATCAAACCGATTGATATGTGTAGATTTCATGTATTCAAATATAGTTGGCCAATTCTCTCGCTCAATAATCAACAAACATTGCAAATAATACTGTTTTAATGACTTCATTGTAATTTGTTCTATAGAATGAAATGTATCATTAATATCAATAATATCTTTTTCGTGAATATATTTTATAAAACGAATAATTTCTCGTAAATCAAAATATCTTAAGAGAGTTTGATTTTCCAAACAGAATCGAGCGCATTTTATTAAATCTTCGTAGTTGTCATGTAAATAATGAGGCAATACACAATACCCTTCTTTGTTCAAAATTGGAATACTTTTCTTGCAATCAAAACTTGATATATTAAAGATATCTGCTTCTTCAAATTTTTGTTTAAAATCTTCAAAAACGCCTTGCAGTTCGTCTTCTGTAGGTAATGTTGCACAAGATAATACTAAATGAGGAATCTTATTATTTGACCAGTTGTTTTGAATAATTGAGTGCATTTCATGTTCCTCGTAATCCATAGTAATTGTAGGTTCATCCCAATATGTAATAATATCATTCGCATCATTAAAGGCCAACATATAATGCATACAAGTTAAATAAGATTTCACATCGCATATCATAATTTCTACATTTTTTCCATTTGAATGGTCTACTTTACCAATCCCTCCTGATTTTCTATGAATAGTATAATCAATAGCTGAGAAATAATGAAGTCTTATATCAGAAGAACTTGAACAACCAAATCCAAAAGCCACTTTTTTCTCCATGGAAATTGCCGATTTTGCGAGAGCCATACCAATATGTCTTGCGACGCATACAAATATAATTCGATTATTTGTTGCCAATCCAATAGGAGTAAGTGTTTTTCCTGTACCAGTAGGAGCAGTATAAAGAACTAATGAAGGAGTTTTACTTTTATATTGAGTATACAAATTATTTAACTCTTGCATTGATTCGCTGATTTCTCTTTCATATCGAGAATTGTTTACTTTTTCCAATTCTTTGTTTTCTTTTTCTTTTTCATAAAAACTTTTTCTTTCTTCTTCGTCATCTCCCATATATTTATTTTCAGGGCTCCATTTATGTATCTTTACTTTTGTAGATTGAATCTTTTTCTCAATTTCTTGAATTTGATTACTAAGATTATCATTGAAACTATTTATTTTGGCCTTTGATGAGTAAATCTGGAATATCTTTTTTTGGTGACTATACAGTTCCATATCACTATATTTGATTAGATACTTATTTTGCTCAATCAATTCGTAAGCCATATATAAAACATCTGGAATAAACACTTTGTTACTAATATATTGTATAACTTTATCAATATAACCAAGTACAAACTTATTGATATTATCAATAGTTGCGTTTTTCATATGAATTAATGTATACAAATAAAAGATGTAATTGTTCTTTTTCTTTGAATAATAACGAACTAGTTGAACAAATAAATCGATTAATATATATTCAAATATTTTTTTTTTGTTATTTTCTATATTTTGCTCAGCATTTTGAATTCGAATAGAATCACTACTTTTTAAATGTTTAATTTCACTACCTTCTAAAAACTGCATATCTGTTATGTTACTCATAGAAGTACCTTTAGCATATTTATTGATAGCATGTTGCATATCATTTTGAAAATATTTTTTAAAAATAAAGTATTCAATTTCAGGAGCCTTTTCTATTTTAGTGAATGTTAAGAAACTTTTGGTATCGTTATGCCTGATATTATTTTCAACATAACCTTTCATTATCATGTTTAAAACTTTTTTCTCCGTTTCAGAGACAGGCTTTTCAATGGTTTCCCATTCCGCCTTAGTAAGTTTTGATTGATGTAAATCCATATTTATTATATAATAATATAATTGTAAAAATTATTAAAATCAATTTTTATTCTTTATTATACTATGTTTTCACATCTTTTTCGTAAAAATATACAAAAAGTTGGTTTTGAAGATATTCAATATATATATAAAAATCCAGAAAAGTATATATTAATAAATACATTACCAAATAATCAACAGGATTGTTTGATATATAATACAATACCTTATGAAAAAGAAGAAGTATTATTAAATAGTCTATTGCAATCTTATGATTTACATAACAAACATATTGTGATTTATGGAAAGAATTGCGTTGATGAATCGAGTGAAAAAAAATGTAATCAAATACATGGTTTAGGATTTCAATATGTATTTCATTATTGTGGTGGTTTATTTGAATGGTTGTTATTGCAAGATATTTATGGGCGTGATGAATTTCCAACTACAAACTACATTTTAGACATTTTAAAATATAAACCTCAAAAAAACATTTCAGGAAACCTATTGCAAAATTGATTAAAAAATTCGTGCATGTTTACAATTATAAAAATTAGGTTATATTAATGGGGGTGAAAATTATCTCAATTGAAGGAAACATTGGTTCTGGAAAGTCAACAGTTATTCATAATTTAGAACAAAAATTAAAAGATAATAAAAATTATGTATTTTTGCGTGAACCTGTAGATATTTGGCAAACAATTAAAGACAACTATGGAAAAACTATATTGGAAAAATTTTATGGAAGTCAAGAAAAATATTCGTTTGCTTTTCAAGTAATGGCTTATGCTACTCGTACTTCTATATTACAAGAAGCTATTCGTAAAAATCCAGAATGTAAATATGTTTTGTGTGAGCGTTCCCTAGAAGCAGATAATCGTATATTTGCTAAAATGCTATACGATGATGATAAAATGGAGAAAGTAGAATATGAGATATATGAATACTTTTACAAGACAAGAAAACAGGATATGGATTTAGATGCAGTTATATATATAGATGCTGATGCCAATACATGTTTAGAGCGAATTAAAAAACGTAGTCGTAATGGAGAGACAAATATAACCTTAGATTATTTACAAAATTGCAAAAATTATCACGATAATTGGTTACTTGGTGATGATGTATGTTATAAAGATTATATACCGTATGCAAATATATCATATTACTTTGAAAATATGCCATCTTTAAACACCATTTATTCGGGGCACAATTTAGAAGATTTACAAGTAATGCATGTAGATGCAAATCCTAGTGCAACATATAACAATGAAGATGAAACAGATATAGGTCATAAATGGTTGGAAATAATTAAGGAATTTATTGATGGTTTATAAAATATTTTAATATATTATTTAAATGTTTATCTGTAAATAATATATGTGTGGTATTATTGGTATCCATAGTACTATTAAGAATGAAAAAATTTTTTATGAAATTTTTGAAGGATTAATGTGTTTACAACATCGAGGTCAAGATAGTGTAGGAATTAGCAACGAAGAATCTGTTCGCAAGTATGATGGACTCGTAAAGTATGCATTTCAGCATGAAAATTTAGATAGCCAGCCTTGTCAGAACTATATGGGACATGTTCGTTATGGTACAAATGGATTAACCAATAATATTCAACCGCTTTATACAATTTTTCCAAGACGTATTAGTTTATGTCATAATGGCAACATAACGAATACACAAGAAGTAAAAGATATAATTTATAATAGTTATCGTATTTTGTTAGATACACAATCAGATTCTGAAATTATTTTATCACTTTTTTCATGCAAATTATATGAATTACTTAATAAAAATGGTAATGAAATTACTGAGGATAAAATATTTATAGTAACAAATTTTTTACATAATGTACTGAAAGGTAGTTATTGTTTAATAATTATTATTAAAGATTATGGTATGATAACCGTACGCGATAAATTTGGAATAAGACCATTAATATTTGGAAGAAAAGAGAATAATTTTGTAATAGCAAGTGAGTCTGTCGCATTAGATTTATTAGATTATGACATTGTAAGAGATGTTAAAGCTGGAGAAACTATAATTTTTAAAAATAAAGAAATATCACCCATATTTAATTACTATATGTCTTCTTCTTTGAGACCATGCTTATTTGAATATATATATTTTGCAAGACCTGACTCTATAATTGATAAAATTAATGTAAATGAAGCAAGAATATTAATAGGAAAAATATTAGGTGAAAAAATGAAACAACTTTGGGATTGTAAGGAGATTGACTATATTATACCTGTTCCGGATACTAGTGTTACTTTTGCAAATGGTATTCAAGAAGTCATAAAAAGACCATTTCGAGAAGGTTTTATCAAAAATCGTTATATTGACAGAACATTTATTATGAAAAACAAAAATATTATTCAACAAAATATTAAACGTAAATTATCCGGTATTAAAAATAGCTTTAAAAATAAAAATGTCTTGATTGTAGACGATTCAATTGTTAGGGGAAATACGAGTAAACATCTAATTAGAATGATTAAAAAATATGGCTGCAAAAAAATATATTTTGCATCCTGCAGTCCTATTATTAAAAATACAAACAATTATGGTATATATATACCGACTAAAGAAGAACTTATTTCTTTTAATCGTACTGAAGAAGAAATAAAGAAAGAATTAGAAGTAGACTATTTAATTTACAATGATTTAGATAAAATTATAGACGGTTTAAAGCAATTAAACAAAGATATTGACAACTTTGAAATATCTATGTTTTTATAGGTCAAATTTTACTACAATTTTAACCTTTTCTTTTTTAATACACTTAACTGCAGAAACAGATAATTCTTCCCTCTTTTTGCGAGTTTTTGAATTTTCTCCGTTTTCCAAAATATCTCTTTTCTTAGAGCTAGTGTTACGAGAATTCATATCGTTCTCAATTTGTTGATAATTTTCTTCAATATAATCAATTACCTTATACTCGATTGCCCATTTAAAAAAATTCAATTGACCAATAGTAGTTTCCATATGTTTTTCCATAAACGGAATAGTAATCCGCTCCCATCTGCAAAACGGGTCAAATCTTTTTTTTGAATAGGCTTTTAGTTTTAGTTTATAATCGTGATACACTTTAAATCTTGTTGATATATCTCCTTTTAAAGAAGGAATATTATATACTGTATAATATTTTTTTGCATAATTTGTAACAAACCAGTCTACTATGCGTAAAGATATTTTTGTTTCACCATTTATAATACGCATCATCGTTTCCAAATATTCTAGATTTGTATAAAATTCAGTTAGTTTATTTAGTAATAAATCATTTTGAGTTTGTAAAGAAGAAGAACAAAATACACTCATTATTTTTTAATTAATTTATGTATTTATGCTTTTTATGAAAAAATATATTTATATATTATAAATGAAAGATTATATTGAAGAAAAAGAAATAAGTGAAATTATAGTTGAATCTTTGGAAGGAGAATTCCTAACAAATAATATTTCAAAAATATCCTTTTTATTTGTTGCGTTTTTAATTATTGCAGGTGGATATGCAACTCAAATTTTTTCTTGCAGTACACAACGTTATTTAAGTAATGACATATATGGAAAGCATATAATTGGATTTGGTCTTATTTTTATGTTTATCATGTTAGAAGGAGGTTGGAATTTTGATAAAGAAGATAGAGATAAATATCCTGTTGATTGGTCAAACGGGAATTGTTTTGATAGTATTATTTATGCTGGTATATTGTATTTTATATTTCTTTTATCTTCAAAAATGAGAATATCTTGGAATATAGCCTTCTTTTCATTATTGTTTATATTATATATTACTAATACTCAAAGATTATATCACTTTAATAGAAATCAATTAAATAAAGATACAAATCAAAGTATTTTAGAAGCTGAAAAAGTAATATTGTATTCTTTACCAATTGTTTTAATAGTTGGTGTTATTGATTATTTTATTTATAAAAAAAATCAACTTGGTAAAGATTTTCAGTTTTATTTATTTTTTTTAGGAAATGCTAAATGTAGACATGAATAAATGAACTAATTACACCTTTGCTGATTTAAAACGCCGAATATCTCTTTTTTCTAATTTATATATATGAACGTAATTTCTTTAGGATATACATGTTATGTGAAATGGTTAATACAGGATAGTAATTTTAAAAAAAATACAGATATTTTTGATTGGATAAATTCTTTCGAATTTAATAAAAATATAAAAAGCTTAGATAATAAATTTGATATTTTTGAAAATATAGTAAAATCTCCAATAAATGTTGATTTAAAGTCTAGTAATGTCTATTATAACACATTATATTCTTTTAGATTACCTCATGAAACGGATTTAAGTGAAAGTAAACAAAAGTATGCAAGAAGATATGAAAGATTTATTAATTACAAAAATAGCAATGAAAAATTTGTTTTTATTAGGCAAATAAATATAGGTCGTTATGATGTTCCATCCGAAAAATTAGAAAGTAATTATAATGATGAGATGTATGAAAAAATAATTTCATATCTTCCCGCACAATCTATAATTTTATTAATTACTCATAAAAAATTATCATTAGATGATAAGAAAAATATATCAGACAAATTTATTTTACTTGATAATAGTATTTCGCCAGAACATATTGCTCATGGTGATTATTTATCTTATAAAAATGATATAATTAAATATTATAATGAACTATTCAAATATATAAATAATAATTTCAATAAAATAGATATTAATATTATGAAAGAACTAATTAAAAATGAAAAAATAGGTATTAATACCTAATTCCGTCATTTTTCTAACAATATGAAGGAAAATAAATATAGACATTACAAATGTAAAACGGGTTAAAACAAAATGTAGACATGAATAAATAAAGTAATTAAAACAAATTAAACGTTTTTTATAATATACATTATAAAAGATGTTTACTTGGAAAACAAAATCAAATTGTAAACCAAACTCTGTAAATTATGAAGAATTGTTTAAAGATTCTTGTTGGGATAATTGTGAGCCATTTAGTCCTCATGTAAAAATTGGAAAAGTTATTAAAGTGTATGATGGTGATTCTATAACCATTGCTGCAAAACCTTACGAAAATTATCCAATTTATCGTTTTTCCGTTCGTTTAAATGGTATAGATACTCCAGAATTAAGAACATCAAATGAAAATGAGAAAGCACATGCGAAGATAGCACGTGATGCGTTACATGATAAAATATATGATAAAATAGTAGAATTAAAAAATGTTGAAAGTGAGAAATATGGACGTTTATTAGCTGACATATATTTGGGAGATGAAAATATAAATGAATGGTTAATAAATCAAAATTTTGCTGTAAAATATGATGGTGGTACAAAAGAAAAACCGGCTAGTTGGATGGAGAATGTTATATACTAATTAAAAAGTATGGAGAACAATACATTTATTTTTCATAAAAAACAGAATTTTTATGTATCATAAAAATATCTAAAGATTTATGAATAACTACATAATTTTTATCTTCTAAATATTTTATAATAGGTATGCTTGTATTACTATAATTATTTTCAAAACCAATTACATCTATATAAACTTTATCAAAATTAATAGATTTAATTACTTCAAATTCGGCACCTTCTACATCAATTGATAAGTAATTTATATGTGATATTTTATGACTGTCACATATTGTTTCTAATTTTTTTGTTTCCACTTCAATTATTTCTGTAGTTGAACCATATTTTTTATTTTCTCTTTGTAATCGTTGTTTATGCCTATGGTCAAAAGTATCTTTAATTCCTGAAATCATTTCAGTATATCCAGTATTACATATAAATTCGGTTTTACCATCATTATTACAAACGGCACAATTTATATTAATACAATTTGGTCTATTTACTACTAGCCTATCGTATACCTTTTTTATAGGTTCAACATTTACCCCTCTCCAATTATTATTTTCTTCAAAATACAATGTATTATTTATACATTTTCCATCGTGTGCTCCAATATCTATAAAAAAACCATTTTTATAACCTTTGAAAATATTTGTTTCTAAATACTTATCTTGTTTATCTTGTGAATAAAACATTATTATATAATTATATTATATTAATTTAATTATAATTTAAAAACTTAAAAATCTGCTGCATTTCGCTCATCAATAAAGTGATTTAATTTTATAAATTCCATAAGGTCACAAATATATTTTGTTCCAATCACATCTGCAAACATTTCTCTAATTTCGTGCTTTTCGAAGACAATACCTTTTGTTTTTTTCCATTCATAAAATGCTTCAAAATAAATCAAATTTTTACCATTAATTTTGCCGTTTTCTTCAATAATCTTGTAAAATTCTGACCGCAAGTACCCTTCAAAACTTTCTTCGATTATTTCTTCTTCTACTTGAGGAGCCCTTGGTATATTTCCTTTTAAATTAGTCATAATGTGTTCTGTATCCATATCTTCTACCATTTTCGTAAAGTCAACTGGGAGTATGGTAACATCATGATAGTTTGTATTTGTATTAATATTCGTTTCATTTTGTCTTTTAAACTTCAAAGATTTATAAATATCAAATAATACTTTATTCTTTTTTTCGTTGTCATTTTCAAGTGAATATTTTTCAAATTTGTCAAATAAATCTCGATCTTTATTTTTACGCATTTTCATTGATAAAACTCGTCTTCCAAAGAAAGTTTTATGATGAAAAAAGGAGTTAGAAAAACAAAAAGAATGGAGTAAACAAACCATAAACATAAAATACATCATTTTTTGTATACTATAGAAATAGTTTTTACTAAACAAAATATAAATAATTTTCTTTGTATATTTATATAATGTACAAGCAACTTTTTCAAAAGTGTAAATCGTTGCTTCCACGCATTTCAGAAACAGAATTGTTAGCATTAAAAAGCGGAACAGCCTCTTTAGATAGACAAATATTTGAAGGAAAAGTAGTTTATCCAAAAAAAAAAGAAATTACACCATATTTTCAAGACGATAGTAAAATTAATAATTTATTAGAAAAATATGGACAAATCAAAAATGTTTACCCTAATGGGCCTTATAAACAAATTTTTGATTATATAGCAAGAGAAAAATTTTTCTCTTTTATTATTCCTGAAAAGTACGGCGGTATACCATTATCGGTAAGCGAATTATCTTCTATTCTTTGTAAAGTATCTTCAAGAAACCCGTCGCTTGGTGTTTCTATTATGGTACCTAATTCTTTGGGACCTGCCGAATTACTCGAACACTATGGTACTCAAGAACAAAAAGAACATTATTTACCAAGATTGGCTTATGGAGATTATATACCCTGCTTTGGTTTAACCGGGCCACATAATGGTTCAGATGCTACTGGAAGTATTGATACTGGTACAGTTATTTTTAAAGAAAACGAAAAATTCATTAACTTAACTATCAATAAACGATATATTACTCTTGGTCCTATTGCAAATTTAATTGGAATTGCTTTTAATTTAGAAGACCCTTATGAATTATTAGATAAAGGTAGTCCGGGAATTACTGTAGCATTAATTGAAAATACTCATCCAGGTTTACAACAATCCACACATCATAACCCTTTAAATGTTGGATTCCCCAATGGGACTCTAAAAGGTAATTTAACTATTCCTGTAGAAAATATTATTGGTGGTGAAAAAAATGCAGGACAAGGATGGAAAATGTTAATGGAATGTTTAGCTGCTGGTAGAGGTATATGTCTTCCAGCAACCGCAAAAGCATCGTCAAATACTGCAATGGTAGGTATAACTGAATATGCAAAACATAGAAAACAATTTAAAATTCCATTAATACGCATGGAAGGTATACAACATAAAATGGTAAATATGTTATATCATACCTGGGCAATTCATTGCAGTGTAGCATTGACAAATCATTTATTAGATAGTGGCGAAAAACCTGCAGTAATTTCTGCAATTATGAAACAACAAACTACAGATAGAGCACGCGATGTATTAAATGATGCTATGGATATTCATGCAGGAAGTGCAATTTGTTTAGGACATAATAATTTCTTAGAAAAATTTTATAGAGCTGCTCCTATTGGTATTACAGTAGAAGGAAGCAATACATTAACAAAAAATTTAATTATATTTGGACAAGGATTAAATAAGAGTCATCCGCATATTTTTCCTATTTTTGATGCCCTTTTAACAAATAATATGAGTGAATTTGAAATTCACTTTAAACATATAATTAATCACACAATATCGAGTTATTTTAAAAGTATGATTGGATATCAATGTAAAAATAATTTAGAAAAGCAAACTTTACATTTTGCTAATTTGGCAAATTTTGTAGCATTAAAGGGTGGTAAATTGAAATCAGAGCAAATGTTATCTTCAGATATGGCAGATATATTATCTAATTTATATTTAGCCCATTCTATTCAATGGTATCATCAAGAATATAATATTAGTAAAAAGGTAACTGATTATTGTATTGCAAGATTAGTTCACGATAATCAAGTAATAATTAATCGTGTTTTGGATAATGAATGGTATCTACGTACAGCATTGTTTTATCTTCGTAAAAAACCAATTATACCTAAGTACAGTGATGCAAAGATTATGATTAATGAACTAGAGAACAATCGTTATTTAATGGAAGATTTGAAAAAGGATATTTTACTTGAAGAAACTGGTATTGATAGGCTAATTAAATTAAGTACAATGAAGACAGATTCTGATGAATATAAGGAACTATATAACAAAGTCATTCAAGTAGGAGAATATAAAAATCCATAAATATTTAATTTGAGTATTAAATATTTATTTATAGTATTTTAATTTTTAATATTATGAATTAGCACGCTTAGTTGCTGTAAGCAGGGCCAGCCATGCCACTCATGACACGAAGGACGTTGTAGTTAACGGCGTATACGCGAACCTTGGCGGTGTTGGTACCAGATACGGTGCCGGCAGAAAGGACAAGTTGAAGAACAGCGTTGTCAATTCTGGAGAAGTTGCAGCTGCCAGAGGGTTGGTGTTCCTCGGGGCGTACGGCGAAAGAGTATACGTTGATACCAGTCTCGGGGCTGCGAGTGTGGTGTTGGTAAGGTTGTACAACATCGAAGTAAGAACCCTCACGCTCAGAGAAGCGGTCTTGGCCGTTAAGTTGTAACTTGGCAGTTACTACAGGGTTCTCACCCCAGCAGTGCATGTCAAGAGCAGTCTCGGCAAGTACGAAGGTACCGGCATCAGATAAAGAGGAACCAGCAGCGGTGGCACCCTCCCAGGAAGCACCAGCGGAAGCGGCACCAGCTTGGTCCATCTCGAATAAGCCATCAGTGGTGATGAAAGCGTTAGCACCAGAGGTCTGGTCTAAGCCACCGAAAGCATGGACGGCGTTGGGAAGAGCATCAATAGCATCGGTGTAGTTGAAAGGTTGGGCACCGAGAGTCTTGAAAAGAGTCTCGCCACCCTCAAGAGAAGCACAGTAGTCAACGTTGGCATCAGGTTGGACAACCCATACAAGTTCCTTACAGGGGTGGTTGAAGTTCAACTTGATCTTGTTGGAAGAGGAACCAACAGATTCGTCACCAGTGAATTGTACTTGCTCGATGAGGTACTCGTGAGGGTTTTGGGCCATCTTGCGACGCTCATCGGTATCAAGGAAGATGTAGTCAACATATAAGGAAGCAGCAACAAGAGATTGTTGGTAAGCTTGGCTGACAGATTGGGTACCGGTAGAACCAGCAAGGTCCTTTACGGCCCACAAGCACTCACCAATGGGGCGGAAGTCAATGTTAATCTTGACCTCGTGGTATTGAAGAGCAATCAAAGGAAGGGCAAGGCCAGGGTTGCGGCAGAACCAGAATTGAAGGGGTACGTAAAGGGTGGTCTCAGGAAGAGCGTTACGGGGAGCGCATACTTGAGAAGGTCCACCAGCAGCGGCACAGGGGCCAGATACGTTGGCGAATCCAGGGTCGGTGATGTAAGTTAATTGGGTGGTGTTACCGACCATCTTGTAGTAGCCGTCTTGTTGTTCCTTGGAGAGAGTAAGTTGGTTCCAGATGTGCATCCAGTCACCATATTGACGGTCAATGCGTTGACCACCAATCTCAACCTCTACTTGAGCAATCAATTGCTCACCAGGGAAATCCAACCAACGAGCATAAACGGCACCAGAGGCACCCTTCATGTCTTGGTCAATTTGGGGAAGAGTTACTTGAAGATAGGTACGGTAAGCAAGATCACCGTTTCTGCTGATGGTGCAGGTTACACGGCGACCGAAGTCGGCTTGACCAGAAAAGGTTTGTTCAATGCTCTCCATAGCAAAGTTAGTGTGACGTCTGTAAGATACTTTCCAGAAAGTGATTTCGGGGGTTCCAGTAAGGAACACGTCTTGAGCGCCATAGGCAACAAGTTGCATTAATCCTCCAGCCATTGTCTGTAGTTATAATATAGTAAAAGAAAAAAATTTCAGAAAAATACACAAAAAAACAAAAATAAATAGTATTTATTGATATTTTTCCTAAATAAATATGCTTACCTTCAGTGCAGTTATCCGTTATGAGTGAAAATTAATTTGTTATAACAAAAACAACCTTTTAAAAGTATATAAACAGTATTTTATTTGAAAAAAACTAATTTTATGGTAAGACAAATTTATTATTTTATATTAATTAAATTTTTGATATTGATTTTTATAAGAATGTATTTTAAGAAAAACTTTATTTTATGAAATACAATTTTCTCTTTTTATTATCCTGCTCACCGTTAATCCTTTCTAGACGTTTATTCCAAAGGCCATATAAAAACCCAATACAATACAGAAACTTTCATATTCCATCATCCTCAATTCAAACAAAATTATGGCGTCAACAACAATTATGGTATAAAAATGGAAAGCATAATGAATGCGAACTATATCAAAAACCACTAATTGAAAAAATTACGCAAAAGAAATTAGAAAAATCAAACGAGCGATTACATACGCAACAATATGATATGAATGAAGTCAATCGTCCTATGAAGAATATTGATGGACTAGAATGGACAGAAAATTTTGATGGTTATATATTTGATAAAAACAAAGAATTTTATTTTAATTTGAAATTAATTTGTGATGATGGTGGAGCACAAACGCGTTCGATTCGAGAAACTTATTTTTTTATTAAAAATCAATTAGAACATGTAAAACATAATTATGAAGAAACAAAGAATAAAAAATATTTCATTAACATTCTTGACGGTAATACATGTCATCGTTATATGAAAAATTTCTTATATTTAATGAATAAGAAAGAATATACAAAAGAAAAAGCACAAGTATTTGTGGGAGATATGGATGAATTTCAAAACTATTGGCTTAATTCTCATTCATTTGATACAGAAATGTAACAAAATTATTATCTAGGATAAAGAATTACTGGTACAAAATCTTTTTTTTTTTGCATACCTTTCCTTCTTTCAAATTGAAAACTGCATAAATTTGTATTTAAATGCTCGTCTTTTATATCCCGAAAAATATTTACGCGAATAATTTTGTATACTTTTTGAAATTCATTTCGCAAAACTATATCGCTCATATTCATAGATACCCAAAAATTGGCAGGTACAATTACTATTCCTCCAGCACATTGATTACTGATAAGATTCTTTAAAAAGCATTTATACTTATGACTTAGGTTATAAATGTCATATAAAGAACCGTCTCTAAATTCATTTAATTCTTTGCTAGGAACATGTGTAAATATATATTTATTTTCATAACTAGGAGGAAATGATAACGTATCTTGTTGCTTTGTCCAGGCAGTTTTTGGTTGAATATCATAGTTTTCTATAACATAAGGAATAGTTTCATCAATACAACTACTAATATTTCCGTCTCTATAAAATGGATTTACTATAGTAATGGCATCTTTGGGTATTTTCAGTGATTGTAAAAGGTAAGAATAATTCATATTAATGTATGGTTTTATTATTTATATTTTTATATTTTACAAAATTACATCAATTTTTGTAAAATATTGACTTATTTGACTAAGGGATTTTAAAAAATAATTTAAAGAGTAATTTATTATACATGACACATGAAGCCATTATTTATACCAATCAATCACGAATACCTTGAAGATTTTGATTGGTGGCATGCTTGTCATCTTTTTCAAGATATAGATTTTTTACTTGATCATGAAGATAAACTTAAATGGGAAACTCTATCAACTAATATGGCAGCCGTTGAATACCTAGGAAAAAACCAGGATAAAATTTGGTGGAATGAATTAAGTTCTAATAAAAATCCCAAAGCAATTGCTCTTTTAAGAGAAAATATAGACAAATTAATCACTGGTTCTAAATTTGACTGTCTAAAATTATTTGAAAATGAAACAAAAGAAGCAGCCGAATTAAGCAAAGAAATATTAGCTAATTTTAAACCTGGTGGAAAATATTATTTTATATCGAATAAAGATTGTTTTACTTGTCATCACGTTGCCGGTGTCAGTAAATGTCCTGATTGTGTAAGAAGAAATTGGATTAGTATAAGTTCTAATAAATACATGATTTCTTTAATTGAAGAATTTGTTCGTTCAAAAGAATTCAAAGATTTTTTTTGGGTAAGAAAAGGGAATGAAAATTTTCAACATGAAATGCAAATAAAGTTTATGGGAAAATTAGCTACAAATTCAGCAATAACGCCATACCTTATTAGTGAAATCACGAATTTCTTTTGGTTTTGCTTAGACAAAATAGATGATAGAACTATTGAATGGGATCAAAATACATATTACTACGATGAACCACCTGGTCTAAGTATACTACAACCATTTTTTCAAGGGTTTATTCAAGGCAAAAATAAGAAATTAATTGAAGTAATGAATACTTATTTGAAAAATACTACAAGTATGGAATGTATGTTTCAAATTGTTGATAAAGCAGAATTCTATGACGTTATAGACGAATTTATTGATGCAATTGAAAAGAATGTATATATGTTTAATGATGAATCAAATAGTTCATTAAATTATAATGATTATAATAATCTAGTATCTAGATTTTGGTTTACATTATCATGTGTACATGATCCAAGAATAATAGACATATTTAATAAAAATATTGAATTCATAAATAAATTAGATTCATTTAATCCAAATAGAGAAATATGGCACGAATTAAGTAGTAATCCTTTTGCTATTTCACTTTTATATAGATTTCCTCAACATGTTCAATATTATAGTGCCTTGCAAAATCCCAATAAAGAAATTATATTTTTTTTAATGAAAAATTTTGAAAAAATACCATGGGAAGAAATTGTCGAAAACCACCCAATATTAGATTTGGATAAATATTATACTTATAAAGAAAAAACAACTATAAGAAATAATGAAAATCCAGATGACGGTAACGATAGCATTAATAGTGAAACGACTTGGTTAAGCGAAGAAGAAGAAGAGACATTTTATATTAATAACTTGATTTTTCCTGAACAGAATAGATTTGAAAATAGATATACCAGTGGTTTAAATTTTATGAAAAATGTAAAAAATCTTTACAATAGAGGATTTAAAAATGAAACAATGAGACGATTTTTATATGAAGTAAATTCAATTGACTTTCTTCAAAATAATTTTCATTGTATTGATCCTAGTTGCGTTGTTGATTACAAAGACTGTATGATTCGTGCAATATATTACAAACTGGATTATGAAAATATGAGGAAAAATAACGCCATATTTAATGAAGAATTAATGTCGTATGTATTCAATCCAGAGCGTATTTCTAGGTTTGCAAAACAATATAATGTTGAATTTATGGATATTATAAATACACTAGACTAAAAATTGATTTTTAAAATTTTATAATTTTTTAATAAAAATACAATGATATATATTCCAAAAGAAATTGTTTATCTAATTGCCGATTATCATGATTATGATAAATATTGCAAACCTAGTCATAAAATAAATTATCAACATGTATTAAAAGATATCATCGATATGGGAAAAATACTGAAACCTATATATCCTAGCATCGCTTACAAATGCTGGAATGAAAAGGGTTGGAACGAACACGAAAATATGGTTGGTCTTTATAACAATAATGTCGAATACATTGATTGGGAGTCAATAATATAAAACTTGATTTATAAAAGAAAAAATATTTCTTAGATAAATAGTTCAGTTTATCTAAGAATATTTTTTCTTTTTTATTTAAAGATACTCATATATATGCTTGGAAATAGGCTGATCAGGAGAGAAACCCTTGCTACCAAGAGTCAAAATTTTCATTTCTTCCACACTTAGCGTCCTCCAACCAGACTTCCGTATTTTTGAACAATGGACATAACCCTCGGTAAACTTTTCTAAGTTAGTACATCTTAAAACTTCAATAAGACCTCTGCGTTCGTTAATAACTTGTCCAGCAATTTTTTCCAATTTTTTCTTATAATAACTATATGAAGCATTTGTATAAGGACTATTACCGAAGATGTGTTGGCCTTCAGGAATTCGAAGAGAGATATCAAGTGTAATCTTTGGAAGAGATTTACGTAATAACAAATCTACTATATTCCAGTGTTCATTCTTGGAGGCCAGATCCAAAGGAGTATTACCGTCATTATTGCACCTGTTCATGTCTGCTCCTGCAGATAGGAGAACTCGGGTCACCTCCAAGTGCCCCTTGAAGTACCCACCTAAGGAGGCTCTGTGCAGTGGAGTATCACCGAAATTATTGCACTTGTTCACGGCTGCCCCTGCAGATAGGAGAGCTCGGACCACCTCCAAGTGCCCATTGGAGGATGCCATGTGCAGTGGAGTATCATCGTTAGTATTGCCCATGTTCACGTCTGCACCTGCAATTAGGAGAGGTCGAACCACCCAGAGATTCCCATTATCGGCGGCAATATGCATTGTAGTATTACCACAATAAAGGTTTCTGTTTGGGTCTTCCTCTGCAGCAATCAGAACACGGACCACCTCTAAGTGCCATTTCAAGCAGGCCCAGTGCAGTGGAGTATCCGTATAAATACTTCTCCTGTTCACGTCTGCTCCTGCAACTAGGAGAGTTTGGACTATCTCCAAGTGCCCTTTCTTGGAGGCCATAGTCAGTGGATTATCACCAAATCTATCGTACCTATTCACCTCTGCTCCTGCAGCTAGGAGACTTCTAACCACCTCTAAGTGCCCCTCTTCGCAGGCCCAATACAGTGGAGTCCTACGTACATCATCGCTCCTGTTTACATCTACTCCTCTATCTATATGAAATCTTACTCTTTCCACATCTCCATTTAATGAAGCATTTTCAAGGTCATCATAAAGATCGTTTAAAAATTTTGTTATCGAGTTTCCCATTATTAATGTTTTTTAAATTTTTATTAATTTTTTGATTAAATCAAAAAACATAATCAATTTTTTATAAAAATCTAAATTTATATAAAAATACAAAAACGTAATGACATAAGCACTTGATTTATAAAATAAAAAATATGCTTAAAAACTCATGTTTATTAATATATAAACATGAATACAAATGATGTATTTCAAATATTTGGATATCTTGCATCTGCAAATGCATGTCTAATGATGCTTCCGCAATTATTCTTAACCGTAAAAAAAAAATCATTCTCTGATTTATCTATAAAAATGATTTTTTTGAACTTACTAACTCAGTTTCTTTTTTTACCTTATTCCACACATTTTAATTTATATCCGTTAATTATTGTCAATACTATGCTTGCTTCTTGTGATGTGGTGATATTAATCTATTATTTTTATTACAGGAAAAAAGATGATAAAGAGGAACTAGTAAAAGATTTACTTTATGATGTATTTCAAGATAGCAGTGAAGCATGACTATTGCAAAATACTTACCATTAATAAAATAGGAGTAGGTTGAATAGAAACATTATCCGTTGCGTTATATAAACTTACATTTCCACCTACAATGGGTATATTGTAATACTCACAATCTGTTTTCAAATTGTTTACAATATCAGAAAAATCGCCCATCGTATCGCACGGATTTCCAAAATTCAAACAATTGACAATGGCTTTTGGTTCAGCTTTCTCATATTTATAGTTGATTGTTTCTTCACTTTTATTATTGAAACAATGAACATATTTTAAACATTCATCTACGCTTGACCCCCATGTAATTAATATATGCTTTTTAATTTCATATATATCAAGAATAGCAAAACTCTTTGATTGTTGAGGCCCCTTTATTGTTCTACAACCGATTGTTGTATCGTATTGTTCCCATAAGCCTTTATTTTTCACCTTTTCAATAATAGGAAAGTTATTTTCTATTCTATTTTCGGGCCAATCTTCCAGTATATCAGTAAAGTTCGTAATATCTTCTTCATATAATACATTTTCATTATTGTCAATGATATTATATTTTCCAGAATAATTCACCACACCCACTAAACTGTATTCTAAATCCCATTTTTCAAAAATATCAAATACTTTTTGTACAAAATCAGGGTTAACAACGAGTAACATTCTTTCTTGAGATTCTGATATGATTCTGTCACTGGGTTCCAAATAATATTTTGTGGGTATATTATCTACAAAAAGAGTGCAACCTAAATTTTTCTTTGTTTTGTCTCTTCCTCTTTGAACTAATTCTAAAGATGAACATAATAAACCACCTGCTCCCATGTCTTGCATACCCTCTAATATATTCTCTTGAGTAATTTCGCAACATGCTTCTAATAGTAGTTTCTCTAGAAACGGGTCTCCTTTTTGAATATTACTTTTCATACTCTCAATGTCGATATCACTAGAGAATTCATTAGAAGCCATGCATGCACCATTCATGCCATCACTACCCGTTTTACTTCCTACATATATGAAATAACTTCCTTCATTTACTGCATTTCCATAGATAATATTTTCTTTTTTAACTATACCTAAGCAACCTACATTAACCAATGGGTTTTTATTAAACATATCACTTCTATAAAGATCCCCTCCCACATTTGCTACTCCAAAGCAATTTCCATAATCTGATATTCCTTTGATTGTGGTTTCCAATAAATAATCACTATTTTTATCATTTCCAAAACGTAGAAAATCCAGTATAGCTATAGGTCTTGCTCCCATGGTAAATATATCTCTCATTATTCCACCTACTCCAGTAGCTGCTCCTTGATATGGGTCAATAAAGACTGGATGATTATGGCTCTCTATACGCATAGCCAAACAATAACCATCTCCAATATCAATAATTCCAGCATTTTCTCCCGGACCTTGAACAACGTGTTCTCCTTTTGTGTATAATTTTTTTAAATATTTTCGTGTACTTTTATATGATATATGTTCGCTGTTCATTAAATCAGTTACTTTCTCATGAAATATCTGTTGCGAATCTGAAGATTTTTTTGATTGCACAATAGTATGTAACATTTTTTTTATTGTTTCATCCTTGGTTCTTTCAGGGTGAGGCATCATTCCAAATACTAAATGTTCTTTATCACAAACACCTGCAATTTCATCAATAGAACCATTGTCATATGTTTGATCGTTATAAGTTAAAATAATTTGATTGTTTGCTTTTAGTTTTTGTAATTCTTCTTCTTCAATAAAATAATTGCCATAAGAATTAGCTACCTGCAATGATAGTACTTTTTGTTCGTTATTTTTTGATAAGATACATTGAACATTTTTACAAGTAAACTTTTTATCATTATTTAATTTTAGTTCTCCAGGTAATAATTTTAATTTTGTCAATATTTGAAAACCATTACAAATACCCAATATAGGTATTTTATTTTCATAAGCATTTTTGATGATTGATGTTACAGGAGATTCAAGAGCCATTTGACCTGGAGAAATAACATATTCTGAAGTAGCATTTTTGTAGTATCTATCACCAAATGCAAATCCTCCAGGAATGACTAATAAATCGATTGCATGTGTTAATACATCTTCCTTGTGCCATATGTAAAAAGCGTTTTCAAAGTAATTTAACATATCTTGATCACAATTAGAACCAGGATAACGAATAATGCCTACTTTCATTTTATAATAAAAATACTATTGATTTATTTATATTAATATAAACAATATATACATTGTTTCTTTTTTAATATATACTCTTATGACTTTGGTGCTTGTTATTGGTTCTGGTGCTAGAGAGTCTATTATTATAAAAAAAGTACTTGATGATGCAAAAAAAATAAATGAAAGAGTAGAAATAATATGTATCAAAACTCAAGAAAATACTTATATCGATGATATGTGTATGAAAGTATATCCAATGAAAAATGATTTATACGAAACAATGTTGCAAATAGATGAAGAAGAACAAGAAGAAATTGGTTTTTGTATTATCGGCCCGGAGGCTCCCCTAGAACAACAATATGCAGATTATTTCGAAATTCAACAAATTCCTTGTATTGGTCCGATGCAATATTATGCACAATTAGAAACCAGTAAACAATTTTGTAGAAATTTTCTACATTCTGATACTTTTTTAAAAAAATATTCACCAAAATTCAAAATAATTGAACCAAAAGAAAAAACATATGAAAGTATTCAAACTATTTTTCATGAATTTGATGAAATTGTTATAAAAAAAGATGGTCTTTGTGGTGGAAAGGGTGTCACTGTACAAGGATATGACTTTTTTGATAAGGATGAACAAATAAATTCTATATTAGAATCAAAGGATACGTATGTAATTGAAGAAAAACTCGTTGGGGAAGAATTTTCCTTTTTAAGTATTACTGATGGAAGCAATCATATACAGCATTTTCCTCCTATGCAGGATAATAAACGATTATTAGATAACGATAAAGGACCTAATACTGGGGGTATGGGTTGTGTGATTGATGAAAATAATACTTTACCATTTTTAACAGATAATGATATCAATATTGTAAAAAAAATAAATGAAAATATTATTTATAAACTGAATAATCATAAATCTAAACAAAAATTATGTGTTGGTTATCGAGGTGTATTATACGGAAGTTACATAAAAACAAAAAATGGGATTTATATTATTGAATTTAATTGTAGATTTGGAGACCCCGAATGTATAATTGCATTATCGCTATTGGAAACAAACTTTTATTCCGTTTGTTTAGAAATTATTTCAGGTAATTTACACACACCATTAACATTTTCGAAAGATGCAATGATATGTTTATATGCTGTTCCTGAAAATTACCCCAAATGTAAAGATAATGATACTGAATATGATATTTATTTTGATTCACAATGTGACTTTGATAAGATTATATATGGAAATGTTAAAATGATTGATAATCACACATATTCCTTAAAATCACGCACACTATGTTGTATTTCAAGAGGGAAAAAACTATATGAATGTTACAAAAATGTATACAATGATATAAAATTAATACATGGTAATTTGCATTATCGCAAAGATATTGGTCGCAAATTTTTAACAAAATATGAACAAGCAGGAGTATCAATTAAAAATGGTGACCTAGCTATTGAAAATATTAAAGCAAACATTTTTTCTACTTACAATGAAAATGTAGTTAGTGAGATTGGCTCTTTTGGTGGAGAGTTTAAATTAGGAAATGAAACACTGGTAGCAAGTATTGATGGAGTGGGAACAAAATCAATCCTTGCAAAGAGATTTTTTAATGAAGAAGCCTATTATAATCTTGGAAAAGATATAGTTGGACACTCTATCAATGATATTTTAGTCCAAGGTGCTCGTCCACTTTTCTTTCTTGATTATTTTGGAGCAAATTCTTTGAATTTAAATGAATTTGAATATTTTGTGCAAGGATTAACTGATTCATGTTTAGGTTATGGACCTTTTCCTATACTTGGTGGTGAAACTGCTGAAATGCCATTAATATATAAAAAAGATGAAACCGATTTAATTGGATGCATAGTTGGTAAAAAAGACAAGCGTTTTTTTCCTAATACAGTTAAAAAAGGTGATATTGTAATAAATTTGCCTTCAGTTAGCCCTCATACAAATGGCTATTCGTTAATTAATAAGATTGTTGATGAAACTATTGATAAAGAAATGATAAAAACCTTATTAGAACCACATAAATGTTATTTACATGAGGTGTTAACTTTTGTAAAAATGTTTGGTTATGATAAATTAAATGCCATGTGTCATATCACTGGAGGAGGATTCCATGGAAATATGAAAAGAGTTTTACCAGAGAATATGAGAGTTGACTTAGATGATATTGAATTACCTAATTGGTGTACATATTTAATGGAAAAGGGTGTTTCTTATGATGAAATGATGCAAGTATTTAATTGTGGAATAGGATTTGTATTAATTGTAGATAACTCTGTTGATTTATCAAAATTTAATGTAACTCATAAGATAATTGGTAAGATAGTTGAATAAAATAAAGACTATCAAAGTAGATTACTTTAAAAAATCAGGCAAACCAACATTATTTACAAAATTAGAAGCTACAAATGTTTCTAAATAATTTTCTTGAAATATTTCACGTTTATTTTCGTGTTTCTTTGTAAATATAAAAGAATCGTTTGATTTCTTAATTGTCCAGCCTTGTTCTAAAGCATTTGTTAAGAATAACATTTTTTGAAATACAGGTTTACTAACTTGAAGATTAGGTGGCAATTCAATATCGATACTTTGTTTAGGTTGTGACATATATGTAATATTTATCTTTTATTTTGATAATACTGACGAGCAAAAATATATAAGGATAGTATAAAATGGAAGAAATATTTTATGAATGTGCTATTTATAAAATCAATCAAAGAAAAACCAGTGACAAAAAAGAAATACTTACTAAAATTTCGATGAAAGAATATCCTTGTAAAATATTGCCTAAGGAAATAACTATGGATGAAATGATACACATATTGGTGAATATGCAGCAAGTTTGTTTTAAAGAAGAAGATAACGAGGGAAACAAAACTCGTTTGAAAGAACTTTTTTTAGGAGAAAATGACCAAACCATTGCGATTGCCTTGTGTTTAGGGTATAAATCTAAAAATGACAAATTGCTTGATTATGTAGATTCTGCATCGGCTACTTTGCAAAAACATAATCATGGATTTTTACCATATCAGCAACCAACCATTAATGAAGTATGTAGACATAAAGTTGAAAAACTTGATTCTTTGGGTTCTCCTACAAATAATATAATGAATATACTGGAATTATATATTCGCGCAACGTTAATGCATAGTAATAAACATTTTGACGGAATGTACTTGTATGTAGAAAAAAATCCAGAACATGGTTCCGGGGAATTTTTACTTAAGTATTATGGGAACAAATATGGTTTTCAAGAAATGAAAGAAAAAGAAGACAACGAATATTATTATATGAAAAAGCCTCTTCAAGCCATTCCAAAAATACCCAAAACTAAGAAAAAAAGGGTAAGGAGTCCAAGTAAGAGTCCCAATAAAGGTGGAACACGTAAAGTATATAAATCTTAATATACAGACTATTTAGTAAATAAATATATTGCATTATTATATATTTATTTATGTTTCAAGATACAAACAAAAATGAACTAGCCTTTGATAAATCATTTGTTGGTTCAATGGCATATCAAAAGAATAATAATCAAGATATACATAAAATAATTGCAAATCATATAAATGAACCGACTGAAACAGGCATTGCTGTATATAGAGCTGTTGATGGTATTCATGATTTTGAAAGTGGTTTAAAAAAGAAAAATGCAAATACTTTATTAAGAACTCACTATGGAATAGGTGACCGTAATGACAATAATGACTTTCTTAAGATTATTAATAATGTGACTAATGTTAACAATAAAACTACTTCTAATAGAAATAATTTACATCAAAATTTAGATTTTAATGAACTTACCACATTACAAAGCAGTGGTAATGTATTTATTCAGTATCCTGAATATCCTGGTCCAAGTGGCAAAAACAATGCATTTGAACATATTTTGCCTGATATTTTACCAACTATGAACTTGAATGATATAGATGAAAATGAAACCATTTTTGATGAACACCCTAAAGGTGATATTTTAATGGATATTATTATCGATGATAAGACAAAAATAGATTTGAACAAGTTAAGAAACTATTTGATGATAACTCCAGGCAGCACATATTCTAAAGATGCTGCAAATATAGCAACAGAAAAATTTACTGAATTATTCGGAGGACATGATTTTTCTTTTTTCTCTGAAATATTGGACCCAGCAAGTGAACAAAGTGATATGATAAATAAAAATGTAGAAATTACAATGGTATATTGTTATTTGAAACAACAACCAATTTATATAACATTGAAAAAAAATAATGACCCTAATAAACATTTACATGATTTTAGATTACAAAAATGGCTTTTCTGTTTTCATACAGACCCGAATAGACCAGGTGTATTTGAAGAATATGATTTCGGTATAATTAGAAATGGTACTTCTGAGAGACATCCGGCTCCAAATATTGAAACAACGGTACAATACATTCTTGGAACTATTGATAAGAAAACTTTCGCGAAAAAAGGTGCTCAAATAATGAGTTTCGCGGATCGTATGATTAATAAAGCACAAAAAAAATTACATGGCCGCGATTCATTAAGTAAAAATCAAAGTCAAAATTTAAAAAACAATGGTTCATTCGAAGGTTTTTATGAAGTTCTTTTAAGTAAATTTCAAACAGATATTGGAAAAAGTATTACACCAGAAGAAGCAAAAGTAGTATTGATTTCATTCAAAACAATTGGTGACCAAATGTATTTATATGATGCCATTTTATTATCAGAAATATCTAAAAGTGGTCAAATTAGTGAACTCAGTGAACCATTTGTTGTAAGTGGTGATACCTTTTTAGTTGATTACATTACTTATACAAAATCATGCAGCGTTTTGAGTCCAGCAACAATTGGTAATGTACGTGGAAAACGTATATTAAGAGTTTATATAAAACCGAGAGATCCTGCTGCTGCAGCAGAGGCACAAGAGCGTTTAAACAAGAATCGTAAAAAATCTTTATTAAAAGATATTAATAGAACTAAGAATAGAATGGAGTCTTATATTGGACTTGAAGAACAAAAAAACAGATATATTCTTTATTTGAAAAAGGTTCTTCGTAATGCCAATTATATTTTAAGTTCTAAGGAAGTAATAGAAGGAACTGGACGACGAGCTCAGTATAAATATAGTTTTAACGATAGAATTATTGATGAGTATAATGTTGTAGAATTTTTGTATAAACTATTAATTTTTTTACATAAGTTACAAACTATTAAAAAAAATATTTTAGAGTTAGAAGAAATTACAGAAAAGTTAGAGGGAAATACACTTGAAAACGCTATTTCAAAAGTTGATGAAGATATACAATTAGCTGAAGAAATAAACGCAAATTACAAAACTTTAGTATCTATTGCAAAAGACAATATGAGATTACGCGTAGAAATAAGAGATTATTTGAAACAAGAAGTCTTTGATACTTCAACATCGGAATGGACAGAAATATTAAAACGTGCACATTTAAACGAATTGTATACACAAATGGATAAAGATAAAAATAAATATAAGCCCAGTTATAATTATCCAAATACAAAAAATGGAAATTTCGAGAAAATGAAATATCATCTTCGAATGCAAATAGATAAAGTAAATGCAGAGAATAGCCAAGAAGGAGGCGGTATTGATAAAAATGGTCCTGCAAAAAAGGGTGTAAATATTGAAAAACAAAAAAAAAAGAGATTATTGAAAGTACAAGTTGAACAAGTAAAAAAACGTTCAGAACTTTTGCAAGAAAAACGCGATAATGTAGATATTAATAGGGATATAGAAAGCATTATAGATATAATAAATGAAATAGACCCAAATATAAGTTCTATAGATGGAATATTATCCCTTATTGAAAATATTGATCCAGTACCAAGAGTACAAACAGGAGGCGAAACAACAATGGATGTTGTAGGTGAACAAGAAAACTCTGTGGAAGACCCAGGAGAAGTTGCAGAAGAAGAACAATCGCCTATGCAAGAAGTTGCAGAAGAAGAACAATCGCCTATGCAAGAAGTTGCAAAAGAAGAAGAAGAAGAAGAACCTATGCAAGAAATTGCAGAAGAAGAAGAAGAAAAAGAACCTATGCAAGAAGTTACAGAAGAAGAAGAAGAAACACCTATGGACGAAGTTGCAAAAGAATCACAACCAGTTTCTCCCAAAGAAATATACAATGAGGAAGGACTATTGAGCAGAAGAAATGCATTAGAACAAGAGGATAACGCAGAATGGGATAATTTGAAAGATAATAAAAGAATTCTTTTAATATTCGAAATAAGTGATATTTTGAATTCAACCGATGATAATGATACTATTGAAAATATTTTAAAAGGTGTTGAAACCAAACTAAATAATTCAACAGAATCACAACCTATGGAAGAAGAAACAAAAACCGAGGAAAAAATAGAATCTCAACCTAAACAAATTTATACTACGGAAGGCAAACCAATTAATAAAGAAAATGTAGTAAATCCTGCAGACCAAGTTAAAAATAATTTGTTTGACGAATTGATGGAAGTTGGAGGAAAACTCAAACAGAAAAGAACATCCCTCAAAAAGAAGAAACCTAGTAAAAAACAATCCAAATCTAAAAAAACAAAACGTATTCAAATAAAAAAACGCAAACAAACAAAGAAGAAGAAATTAACAAAAAAGTAAACTAACATTTTTGAAAAAAAAATAACATAAAAACATACGAGTGTATATTTTTATCTTATGTCTGTTTCAAAGAGAGGGTATAAATCAAATCAAACATCTATCCATACTATTGATATAAAACATTCTGAGATGTTAGAACGGTTTGAAGATATAGAGAATGTTAAAATACCCGAGTTACAAAAAGAAAAGGAAAAATTAAAGAAATCTGTATCAGAATTAAAGGAATATCAAATGGACGATTTTATGCGCATCAAAGATAGGATACAAGAAATTCAACTAGAAATCAAAACATTAAAACAAACACGAAAACAATATTTTTTAAATAATTCAAAACATATTTTCGATTATTTTGAACAAAAACAACAAATATCAAATGATTCTAATATTGTCAATCAAAATACAAAAGTGTTGAATTCTTTTTTTAAAATTAAAGCCACAAATAATGAAGCTTCCTCTATTAATAGTGAGAAATATAATGTATCAAGAAAATCTTACGTTGATTATTGGGCAAATGTAAACAATGAAATTACGAATATGCAAGATTTTGTTGTTCCTACTGATAAATGTTTTATATGTCATATTGGCGAAATGATTCCACAAGAAGATGAAGGTATCTTGGTATGTAACAATGAAAAATGCGGTAAATTTATTTCATATATTGTGGATAGTTCTAAACCAAGTAATAAAGAACCTCCTAATGAGGTATCTTACACTGCATATATAAGGCTAAATCATTTTAAAGAAATTTTATCACAATTTCAAGCAAAAGAGACAACACAAATACCCGAAGAGGTTATTGAAAAAATACGGGGACGTATTAAAAAAGAGCGAATTACTGATATGTCGGTAATTAATTATGATAAGATGAGAGAAATTCTTCGCAAACTTGGACTTAATAAATATTTTGAACATATTCAATATATTAATTCTATGTTTGGTATTAAACCACCAGTTATGAATGAAGAGTTACATGAAACGTTATGCGTATTGTTTATTGAAATACAAAAACCATGGGCTGTTCATTGCCCTCCTAATCGTACTAATTTTTTTAATTATACTTATACCTTACACCAACTATGTGTGTTATTGGACCAAACACAATATTTGCCTTACATCCCAATGATGAAAGACCGAGAGAAACAACTTGAACAAGATATGATTTGGAAAAAAGTATGCTTTGATTTAGATTGGGAATATTTTCCTACTGTCTAATTTTATTAAATAGTAGTTAAAAAATGAACTATTTTATTTGCTGAAAAATAAAACGACCCAAATAACATGCTTTTTAACAAAAGTCCTATAAAGTTAAAATTACCATCCTCATTGTAAATAGACAAAAAAGAGAACTTTTTAAAAATAAGTTGATTTACCATAGGCATCTGAAATAAGAAAAACAAAAGAGTGATAAATACAGGCATTTGTATATCATTTAAAATAGCATCGGCGGCATTTTCACGATATTTATTTTGTTCATATTCTTGTAGATTTTGCTCTGTCATATCGTAGTGCTCTTTTACATAATCATTAGCAGTTCCTTTTGGTATGTAGCTAGGTTGGACTTGAGCATCCATATTATAGTTATCTGTATTCATTGGTATATCTCTTGACGGTAAATTTTGAGTTGGCATAGATTCAATTTGATTTCGAAAATGCTCAGGTATCTCGTTTCTAACCGGTTGATTTGCAAGATGTTGCATTGTTATATTTTCACTTTGTTGATTCATAGGAGGATCTATAATCGGATTTTTATCAGATACTCCATATGGATTTGGATGAACATTGATGGGTGTATAATTGGTTGGAAGTTCACCCTCTTGCTTATTTTTCAAATTCGAAATGCTTATTGTTTCAGGTGGTTGCATTCCAGAAGATTGTTGCGATTGATTATTTCCTCCATCTCTTGGTAAATCTGCTATTTTTGTAATAGAATTTTCCATAAAACTATACAATGTGCATATAAGTTTCATTGTATAGTTTAACGAATACGCTAAATAACTAAGCACTCATTTCTTCTGCTTCTTTAGGTGAAATAAATGGAATTATTTTTTTAGAAGTATCGCATCGGTCAGATTGTGCTTTATATTGATAACATTTTTCTCCATGTTTAAATGTTTTATCTTCAATATCGCTTATAATTGGTCCGTTAAAACGTATACAATTCTTATCGTGACATACTTTTCTAAATAAAGTAGCCAATCCTAATCCTAATAAGATTGATATAATATTTTTTCCTAATTCAGATTCTAATAATCTTCTTAAATTCATATATTATACTCTTCTAAAATAAATTTTCATTTACTTATGCTTGAGCTGGTATTTTAGCAATATCACCTTCATTTTTTGGACAATCGACTTCAGTTTGTTTTAAAGAGAAACATGTATCAGTTTGGTCTTTATATTGCAAAAGAGCAACATTATCTGGATTGGGAAATACTTTTATGATTCGCATATCAGGCATACTAATATATACTGCAAATAGACCTAAAAATAAACTAATGATGAATAATTTAACGTTAATATATTTGAAAAGATTCATATATATTTTACAAACAAAATAAAAATTGTATTTTTGTTTATGTTAATTCAGAGTGATTAATTTATAACTATTTATATATATATATATTGATGTCTGAACCTGAAACAGAACCTGAGCCAGAACCAGAGCCTGAGCCTATATTTGAGCCTGAACCGGAACCGGAGCCTGAACCTGAACCCGAACCTGAACCTGAGCCTGAACCTGAACCCGAACCTGAACCTGAACCTGAACCTGAACCTGAACCCGAACCTGAACCTGAACCTG